CCTTTATCGACATGTTCGTAAGTCCATACTTGAACCTTAGAGAGAATCTCACTTCTCATGTAACCGTAGTCACCATTCTCGGTGACTTTCTTAGAAGTCCACTGACCTTTCTCATTCTTCTCTAAGATATAAGGAGATTCCCAAGCTTCAATGTGGTCTGACAAATTCTCTTCGTCAATAAGTTCCCAATCAAGGACATATTCCATTGACGCAGGATTCTCATAAGAGTGAATGAATGCAGTCTCATTGACAAGACCTTCAAGGTACTCTGTATTGATGAAATCAATATCAGTAATCAGATACGAAGACCCACCTTTGAACTTCCAATATGACTCAGAAACACCATGCACATAATCTTCATTATGAGCTGCATAGTTCTCTTTGTATTGGGTTTGAATTATTAAGTTTAACATATTTTCTCCTTCTTCATTATATACATAGTATAACAAAAAAAGAGGCGTAATGGCAACGCTTATCTACCTACTTGTCCGAGATATTTGTGTTTGGTTTCTTCCCATGACATTAATGCAATATCATCGTAGAAGAGAGTATCATCTAGTCGTTGTCTCTCTGAATTCATCAGATTATTGATTCTTTTGGCAGCGTATTTCTCTTTCCATAGAGTGGTAAGACCCTCTGTAGAGAAGTCTTGTGAACGAACTAGTTGGTCTTCTTTAATCTCACCTCTTAGAAACTCTCTGGAGTTATCATATAAGGCAGACCAGTAGATACCTCTTTGGTGGTCTGAACGAATAATGTTCTTAGGTATTTCTAGTTTAGGGAATAGAAAACTTCTGAATCGATTTCTATGGTCTCTTTTCCAAGGTTGACCGTTCTCTCGTGTTGCTACATAAAGTGAGAAGAATCTATCGTTGTAGTTCTTTTCTCCGTACTTCAGCATCTCGCGTTCGGTGTCTTTGGTCAATTCGTATGTCATAGAACCATTTGAGTATCCACATTTCTTCCAATGTTTGAGTCTATCGTATTGTGATAAACCACCTGTCTTGGATTTACCATATAAAGATGTAGTTGTGACACTGACTAGTTTATTACCATAGTTTTCTTCCCACTGTTTCTGTATATCTTCTGATAGACATAGAAGTGCAAGTAGTTTTCCACCTGTGTAGTTATACCCTAGTGGTTGTAGTGGTACAATTGTAGAACCAATACATGAATGATTTAGAATACCACTGTTGGTTTTGAAATCTCTTTCCCAACCGATATGATTATCACGAGGAGTCAAGTCAATGAAATCACCTGTGATACAGATAACTCCAAGATATTTTCCTGTTGGTTTATCTCTGACAACATAGTGTAGATTTCTACCGATGTTAGAAGAGTTCTTCATTGTGGATGTAAATGTTCTGATACAATTCCAGATTTCTGACCATGAACCTGCAGAGAAGTTATCGTCTCCTTCTTTTGAGGTGTATATCAATTCTGGTTCTAGTTTTTCAAAGTCTTCATATGAATTAGGCATCCATATATTACTCTTCACTTCGTTGATGAGTTTTACATGTTTCTCATTTACGAATTGTTTCTCTGAACCGAATAGAGTTCCTATCTCATGTGTAGGATATTTACGGTGTATCTCTTGATACTTCAAGTACAAAGTGTATTCTTCTACTGACATTTGAGATACAAAAGATAAGTCTTCTGTAATTCTATCTCTCATCATAGACCTGCCTATTGCATCAGGTTCTACATAGTTTTCTTTATACTCTTCGTATTGTTTCTGTATTAGTTTATCATCAAACATTGAAATCCTGGTATTTTTCAGCACCTCGGTTTCTATCAAATACTGGTACATCATCACTGATATTTGTGCCACTATCTACTAGTTCCTCTTGTGCATCTTGTTCACAATCGTATAACTTCATACGACTTCTATCGATACCAATGACGAATCTTTTGAAGACTGTTGGGTCATTGTATCTATTCTTTAACTGTTTGACTACCATTTGGTCTAACTCTTCTAGTTCTTCTGAAGAGATTAGTGCAAACATAAAGTCTGCAGTTGCAGGTAAACCAAATGATTCTGAAGTATCTTCAAGACCAATATCAGTAGAACCAAAACCACTTCTTGTAGTCTGAGTTGCACTCATAATTGGTACATCAAATTCTACTGCAAGTCCTCTAAGTTCTTCTGCAATACTCTTCACTAATGTGTATGAGTTTGCACCTGCACCTGGTCTTATTCTATGTGAAGAACAGATGTTTAGATAGTCAATGAATATCATATCAGGTTTGAAATCTTTTTTGATTTCTAGTTCTTGTAATAGATGTCTAAAATGACCGACATGTGCCGATGCAGTAGGATATTCTTTGATGATAAGTCTGCCTTTAGTTTTTTGTGCAATCTTTTCAATCTTTTTATCATACTGTTTCTTAGATAAATCAGGTAAATCTTTCATAGGAATGTTCAATGTATTTGCATCGATTCTCTCTGCAATTCTTTCTTCTGACATTTCAAGTGTAATGTATAGTATGTTCTTGTTCATCATCAAACCAGCAGATGCCATATGACACATGAATAAGGACTTACCAACACCAGTACCTGCAAGACATATATTAAGTGTTTTGTTTGGAAGACCACCTTTAGTAATCTTGTTAAAGTATTCTAAGTCAAACGGAATCTTCTCTTCTTCTGTATGATAGAATTCAAATCTTGCTTCTGCATCTTCAATCTGGTCATGACCAATATTTTGGTCAAATGATACAGATAATGCATCTTTCAAAAGTTCAGGTATTTCACCAGTAGACCTTTGAGATTTCTTATCGATAACCTCAATAGAATCCATGACTGCAATATAGATTGCTCTATCTTTGCACCACTTCTCAGTCTCTTCAACGAGCCAATCCATTGGAGTTGTCTCTTTGTCGAATTGACTGATTACGGTTTTAGACATTTTCAATTCATTCTCGTTAATAGAAGTATTGTTGTCTAAGTTTATGAGAAGTGCTTCCGTAGTAGGTGGTTTAGTATACTTCAAGAAATACTCTTGTATCTCTTTAAATACTACCTTCTCGTCACTCTCGGTGAAATACTCTGATTTTAGGAAAGGTAAAACCTTCCTAGTAAAGGGTTCATTCTGAATCAGATTCTTCAGGATTGTCTGTTCTAATCTCGCTATTGCTTCCATATTTAAACTCTGTGTTAACTGCTTGTTCTAGTGATTCCATAACTTCTTCTGTGAAGTATTTTTCAGGATTATTGTTAATGGTTTTACCAAATTCGGTTTTGCCATTCGGTAATTTAACTCTCGTTGATGATTTCTCAAAAACACCATGTTTGAGTGCAAGGTCTAGTAGACCATAATACCTATCAAGACCAGTGTCATATGATAATCTCACATCAACAACTTTGTTCTCAACAGTAAGTCTGGACTTTGCATTCTTACAGTGAATAATATTACCGATAATATCTGTTCCGTCTTTTTCCTTTCTCTTAGAGAGATAGATAATTGATGATGCAGCGTATTTAAGACCACTACCACCACCCATTTCTTTTTGTGGGAACATAGAACCAATTACATCGTAAGTATGGTTAGTGACAATCATAGGAACTTTTGCTCTTCCGAGTTTTAAAGTTAACACTCTGAATGCACCTTTTACAATTTGGGCACGAGTCATATCTTTTGTCTCTTTGCCCTCTGCAGTATCTTCGATTTCTTTAGTAGTTGATAACATACCAAGTGAATCTAATACAAACATCATAGGTGGTCGTTCTGACTCATCTGTTTCTAAATATTTGTCTAAGATACTTATTGATTGAGTTCTGAACTGTTGAACAGTCACAACTGGTACAATAACGATTCTCTTTGAATCTATGCCTCTGTCTTCAATCATTTCTCTTGTGATTGCAGATTCAGATTCAAAGTAAATTACTGCAGCGTCTGGATTATCTGAAAGGAATTGTTTCACTATTCCTAATGCAAAGAAAGTTTTTCCTGTTGCTGATTCACCTGCAATTGCAGTAATTTTATTTTTGGGAAGTCCACCGTGTAGTGAACCGGAAAGGAGTGCATTGAATATATAACTGCCTGTGTCTACAAACGAGTCTACATCTCCTGCTTGAACTCCGTCAGCAACAATACCTGCGTACTCATTGCCTGTTGATTTGATTAAGTCTTTCAAAAAACTCATAACTATACACCTCTCATAATGTTTTTAATCATAACTCTATTATAGAGGTATCTATGAGATTTGTAAAGGGGTTTTTTAGTCTTTTTTCTGGTATGTTTTTGCGAGTTCTTTGATAGAACCGTCACATTTTACATGTTCTTCCATCATCGCTTTGATTTGAGAAATCTGAACTTCCATGTATAAGAATCCGGCATATAATCCACCGATTAGAAACATATAAACCAAATCTATCGAAGAGAATTCCATTAATCGTCTAAAACAACTGTTGCATTAGCAAGTAATATTTCTCTGTTTGCCATGTGTTGTTCTTCTACTAAGTCTTTGTTCTCACCTGTATATGGTACTGCATGATGGTCTGTAATCATTTGTTCGTTTACATTGACTTTAATGCCTTCTTCATGAACAAATAGTTCACCAAGTATTCTTCCGAATTTACCTTTATCATGTGAGATTAGAGTAATTGATTCTGCAGATTCTAATAATTCTTTAAGATGTTTTTTAGATGCCTTACCGAATTTCTTTTCTACTAAGTCTCTTGTTCTGGATTCAGGAGTATCTATGCCCAGCATCCTTACTCTTTGTTTTTTATAAACCATTCCGAAACCAAGGTCAATATCTACATCTACTGTATCACCGTCAACCACTTTTGCAATAGTCACATTGTATTCATATGTGTTTTTCATAAGGTTATTTAGGATAATTGTGTCTTCGGTGTGAAGTCTTCTCTTCCCAATCTTCTATTGCTTTTTTGATGGAGTCTTCTGCAAGGACTGAGCAGTGTAATTTGATTGCAGGTAATTCAAGGATTTCTGCAATCTCTTTATCTTTAATAAGTTTTGCTTCGTCAATCGTTTTCCCTGTAAGTAAGTCAACGAACAACGAACTCGATGCAATAGCACTTCCGCATCCGTATGTTTTGAATTTGACATCTATGATTCTCTCATTGTCGTCTAATTTTAATTGAAGTTTCATTACATCACCACATGCAGGAGCTCCTGTCATGCCTGTTGCAACCATTGGGTCTTTTGGGTCGAATCTACCCACTGAATGTTTTTCAGGATTCCTTAAAACATCCTCGAATCTATCGACTACTTTTTTACTATATGCCATGGTTATATTTATCCAAAGAAACTATCAAGACTTGCAACTGGTTCTACATTCCAGTCAATAAGATTGATAATACCTTTGAGTGGTTCAATGAATGCCTTATCAAACTGTAAGTCATAATCAACATACTTCTGTATGTCAAACTCACGAGGCAGAACCGATAAGAATGAGATAACATTCTCTTTTATTGGGTTTGGTGTTGTAAGATATGTAAAGTGGAGTTTATCTCCGTTCTTTATCAACTCATATCTTTTATCTAAGTTTAGTTTCTCTAAGTGGTGATTGTAAAGTAAGGCACCTCGGACATGTATGGGTGTACCCTTTGAGTAGATGTTTGAGTTGTCATGATATTGTTTAATATTATTACACCCTCTTGGTGAGGCAATCTCTTCTACAGGTAGATTTCTGAATTCCTTTCTTGTTGTTTCAACAAATTCCCACAATTCATTCTCTGTTTTAGTCATTACAATATTCAATGCTTCAGTAAGTTTCTTTCTGACCCATTGTGGAGTTGAAGACTTTGCAGTTTCAATACCCATCATTTTTAATTTAGGTTCTCTAAGTCTTACACCCTCATTGTCATATACATTTAGAATGTATCTTTTCTTTGCAGTCCAGATACCTCTATCTGCAATTACTTCACGACCCATTTCCATTTTCTGTTGA